ACTAAATCGTCATTATATCCCGTCTGTGCCTGTGCCTTACCGTTCTTCCATATGAATACCCTCATTTCAGATAATAACCTCTTAGACTGTACTATAACCGATCTTTCCCGTATGTATTCGGTCATTTTAGCAATAACTAGGGGTCTTGTCTTAAGAGACATTGTGAATCCTGGTACTAATTTATCTCTTTCGTACTTGGCCATATACGATTCAACTGTTTCAGTATCTGATCTAGATGAATAATACAGGTTTTTATACTCTCTGGATATTACTTGTTCAATGGTTGACCATCCAATATTAGCATTCTCTATTACTAGAAGTGCATCACAGTACTCTGTTGCTATTCCTACCAGTACGTTTCCATATTCTTTAGGTGATATCTTTCCTTTATACTCTGCTACTTGTGTACAGCTTTCAATATCAAAGACATGGAAGCCTGAGTAGTCGGTAGAATCCCCTCTAGCGACGTCGGCAACAACCATATAAGATTTTTGATAGTCTGGTGATTCCCATATCCATAGATTTCCATCTACACCTCTCTTTTCTGTCGGTTCTTTTACATATGTTTCTTCGTAGAAAGCCATATTCTCAACCTCAATCACTGAATCTCCAGACGATAGGAAGTCACAATCACACTCCTGAGCTGCTTGCTTTTCTCCTAGCTGTCTTGTTTGTTCATCTCTCCAGTCTTGTTTTCTTTCCGGATGCACATCCCATTTTAATTTAACAGGTACAAATCCGTTCTCTCCTGCTTCAGCTTTTTCCCATGTTTTATGGAACCAGTTTCCTACACCATTTGGAGTAGAAAGGGCCATACATTGACCTCCGGTAGCAAGTGTTTGTTGTGCTGCAGTAAATGTTTCTTCGATATTATCAATGAAAGCAGCCTCATCTATTAACAGTAATGATACCGCTTCTGAACGAGCAGCATCTGCATTAGATGATTTAGCTGTTATTTTAGAACCGTTTTTAAGTCTAAGAGATAATTTATTCTTCTCTGTAAAAGGTAGTTGTAACCATTTTGGTAGATTCTCATACATGAAAATCGTTTTGGTTACAAGGTTTCTAGCTGTTGCTTGAGTAATCGCAAGTGCTAATACGTTTTTATCTTTATGGAAGATCATTAACCATAGGGCATATGCTGAGGCTAATGTGGAGATTCCTAACTGTCTTGATTTAAGAGTTACTATGAACTTCTCATCTCTAAATAAATGCAGTACTCCTTCCTGGAATGGATAGAGGTTAAATAAGATTCTACCTCTTGTTGGATGTTGAATATAGCAATACTTCTTCATGAAGTAAGCCGGGTCTTTTGCACATTTTATGTACTCCTGTGCAACTATTTGTTTTATATCTTGTTGTGACATATTATATATGTATATAATATAAATATGTGGATATAAAAAAACCCGCCTTTATGGGGCGGGTTAACTTATTCTATAGAAGTCTACTGTAAAATAGAGAAATCTTCTGCTTCAAAGAATCCAACAGCTAACTTATAGCTTGTACCTTCCGGCATTTCACTCGCCAGTACTGTGTTGTTATCGTATTCGTAGAATACAGGAAAATCATCTCCTTCCTCAACCTCTTCGGAATAATCCTGTCTTAGTTTTTCTAATTCACTTACAATCTCACTAGGATCCTGCTTAACAGGATTACCTGTTTCTGAATGTATAACTATAACCGGCTTGGACATATCTATACCTGCTTTCTTAAATGCTTCTTCTACAGGGTAGGTAGCATCTTCTATTCCTTGTATAGGTGCTGTTGAAGGTGCAAACTCTTCTGCTAGTACTTTTGAATTAGTAGTTAATTTGTTTTCTACTAAAAATTTTTTTAAATCAAAGTTTTCCATTTTGTTTTATACTTTTACTATATTAACCTGCCTTTGGAGCGGGTTAGTCTTGTTTTACATGTCAGTAGCTTGATCTACTAATTCATTCCATTGTGGGATTCCTTGTAGTACATCTAATACGTCTTGCCTGTCGTTGTCAATTAAATGATTTATTACAGCAAGTATAGTATTTCCTGTACTAAAGTCCATTCCTTCTTCTTCTTTTAATATTTTTGAATTAGTAGTTAATTTATTCTCTGTTAAGAATTTTTTTAAGTTGAAACTTTCCATAGCGTTTATTTTTAAAACCCACCTTTTTGGGGTGGGCTTGTTTTGTTTTTACACAGTTAGTATTTCTTTATTATCTTTCTTATATCTTTTTTATTTGGATCAAAATTAGGATTATCTTCAAATCCAGAACCATCTTTATAAATTTTCTTAGGATTTGATGAATTTCCAACTACTGCTACTAATTCAAAATAACTAAAATCACATCCATTTCCGCCGTCTACACCTTTGACTGCAGGAAGTTTAACTACATTTGATGTTATAGTAAATCCATCTGCCCCTTCCGGCTGGCATATTCTTACTGACTCAGCCCAAAATCTTCCGTTATGACCTGAACTATTCTCAATTATACCAAATTGTCCGTTTAGTTCTTTTAGTTCTGGAGCTGGTGATTGTCCGGAGTTTATCTTGCATATTGCGTACGATCCGTTGCTATCTGTAACTGCTTTTTTTAATTGATCTGGGCTGGTAGCTTCCTGTCCTTCGCTCAACATTCTAGAGTTAGTAGTTAAACTATTTTCTGCTAAGAATTTTCTTAAGTTAAATCCTTCTTGTAAAGCTTCTGTTGCTTTTTCTTTAGCTGGTGTTTCTTTCTTTTCTTTACCTGAGAATTTTTTATCAAATTCTTTTCTTAGTTTTTCTTCTGCTTTTCTTAATGCTGCAATATCTTTACGCATTTGCTTAACAGCTTTTTGATCGATATGTTCAGCATGTTCTCCTTCTTCTAGAGCTCCTACTTTAGCTTCTAAAGCCTCGTAAACTCTTTTCATCTCATCCATTTTGTATTTGTGAGCTGCTTCGTTAGTGCCGTGCTCAATCTCTTTCATCAATTCTTCAATTGATTCGTATTTTGGAAGAGGTTTGTCTTGAACCATTTCTTCTCCTTCAGGTAAGCCGTTTTTCATCATATCGATAGCCATGTCTGTAGAGTCGTTAGGTACATTTGGATCTGCATTTTGATGTCCTTCTTCTTCTGATACTGTGGTAGGCGGTGTTCCAAAAGTCTTTAAGTAGTTTTTTCTATTTATATCCTCTTCTGGTGTGTTACCCGGGTTGATGAAGTCTTCTTCTTCGTTATCGATTCCTAAAGCATCTTGTACCATCTCTACTAAACGTCTTTCTTTAGCAGTTAAATTTTCCATTACCGGTTTTTTATTATCTACAGATTCTCTCTCCATTTCCATATTACTTCTGAACATATGTAATAGGTGTCTTTCTAAGGTACTTTTTTCAGAACGAGTAGCCTCTGATCCTACCTCTTGCTCTACTTGTTTGATAGCATCTTGAATTGTTTGAAGTGCTGTCTTGTACCCTGTAATAGTTTTTACTATTTGATTTGCTTTTGCATTTACTGCTTTTGCAGCTGGTGTGTCGTATGAATCTGAGAAGTTTGCTTCTGCAACAAGTTGTGCGTTTTTTGTAAGTTTATTCTCTGTTAAGAATGATCTTAAATTAAAATTATCTGCCATCGTGTTTTATTTTTGTTTATAAATAGTTCAGTATTTAGTTAACGTGGTTGTTTATATCTTTATCTGTGGTGTACTATCCTCTAAGTTTATAGGAGAGGTTAGTGTTGGATGCTCTTCTACATACTTTCCTACCTCGCTTGCAGCTAAATTAATATATGCTCCTAGTTTTGCTGAGGTTGTATTTATCATCATTAAATGATTTACTCCTTCTGTGTTGATGTAGTTATAAAAATATGCTTTTTGAAACGCTGTTCTTAACTTCTTTGGATTATCTAAGATTTCTGCTGTGATATATCCACTACCTTTTCCTTGTGGATATAGGCTGTTTATTAACTCTTCACTCTCTTTACGAAGTTCGTCTGCAGGTGCACCTTGTTGTAATAGTGCTGGGATTATTTCGTTTAATCTTTTTGATGCTATTGGAGGGTTTGCTTGTCTATATCTTTTTATTAGTCTCAGACTTTCAGATATCTTAGTATCTCTACCTCCCATACGTCCTCCAGATCCTTTTACCTCTACATAACTTCCTTTCCAGTCCAGGTCACCTGAGCCTTCTTTCATTTTTAAGTCATCTACAAGAAGTGCTAATGCAATTTCTCCTTTTCCTACTCCTCTTCCACCTTCAAATCCTCCTAATCCAATAAGCTCTTCAATACTCTTTCTCGATATACCTGTAGTTGCTAATTTATCAACCAAGTTACCTGTTTCTCCTAAAGAAGTGTAGTCTAGGTGTTTATCACTTTTCACATACTGCATAAAATTATCTAAATCATCATTATGTGTTAGTATGTCAAAAATAGCTTTAGGAGCATTTACTCCTGAGATTGTTTTTGCATTAATGTTTGCTCTATTTAATACTGTCTGGAGTTCTATATTTCTTGATCTACCTTTTATATACTTGTAGATATATGTTATTGCATCTTGATCACCTTTAATACCTGCTAACAATCCTTTAATATCATCTACCGATAGTGGTGCCTCTTCTTCAGGCTTTTCTTCTTCCATAACAATTCCATACTCAGAATAAATCTCTTTCAATATTTTCATATCGTCAGGATTATTCATATCTGGGTATCCTTTCTTACATCGAAAGGCCCATTCTGTAACTATTTTATCTACTACGCTCATTATAGTGCTTCTGGTGTTTCTTCTTCTGGTCCTCCAAATTCTTCAGCTCCTGGTTCTTCTACTGGTGCTTCTTCAGCACCTGCTTCACCTCCTGGAAAGTCTCCACCACCTCCGCCACCGGCTGCTGGTTCTGCTGCAAAGTCTTCTCCTCCTGGTTCCTCACCCTGTGTGATTGGTCCATCTCTCAAGATTCTTCCTACAGCATCTAAAGCTTGTTGATACTGTGTTACATTGTTTAAGAAATAGCCTTTACCCTCGATAGTAGCTTCAAAGCCTTTTCCTGTCCATCTTAAGTCTAATGCTTGTCCGTTTTTAAGAACAACTTTAAAGGTAGATGGTTTTGGAACTGTCCATTTTACATCTTCTACGAATTCATCATATTCTGATGTAAATAAATTTACTAATGTCTTTTTAACGGTAGGAAATTTTCCTAATATTTCTTGAGTAGATGTCTTCAAAGCAGGTACTTCTGCTTCTCTTAATACTTCTACGTATGCTTCTATTATTAGGTTCTTTAAGTCTGATTTTTTCATTAGTCTCTGTATTTGCAGTTGCTTTTTCCTGTATTGTATGGGGTTGGATGTGCTGTTCCTTTTACGTGAGTATGTCCACATTTATGGCAGCAAGTACCTTTCTTTTCATTTAAAGCCATTGTAGCTACAACTGTGTTGTCTATTTGATTTGTTTTTTCTTCTCCGTCTAAATATCCGTAAGCACTTTGTAAATAATCATATGCTTTGATTATTTTAGCTTGCCACCAGTGTGGAAAATCTACTTCTCCTGCTTTTTCGTATTTATCCAATTGCTTGTATAGCATTGAAGCCATTTTAGCAATTCTATAAACATCACTTTTTAACATTCCTGGTTCATTATCTTGATGCCCTACATCTAAATCCTCTTTCATATTTTTAGCAATAGCCTGTCTTCTTTTTACTAAATACTTATCTGTAGAATTTACTTTTCCGTCATTATTAATATCATCATCCTCTTTTCCAACTGGGTCTAATCCTTCATTTTTATTAGACATATAAGCTGCAATCGCCATTTGTCTTCTCTTTTCGTCTGATTTTCCTTTGAATTGAGGAGCATCTGATTTTTGAAAATCTTTTATGTATGTTTCTGGTTTAGATTTAGGTCCTAATTTCTCATCCATTGATGGATTTTTCATATTAATAAAATCATCTGAAACAGCAAATACAATTACCTTTCCAGCTCCATTATCTGATACATCAATATCTTCTAAGTTGTATTTTGCTTGTAACTTATCTGCTACTGCTTGTCCGATTTCCATTGCTTTTTGTATACCGTACTCTCTTTCTTGTCCAGATAATGTTTTTTGTCCGTAAGCAGTTAAGTGCCCTACTCCTTCCGGGTATTTAATAAATACTTTCAGGAAGTTAGGGTTATTTGGATCTTTAGCGATATATGGTTTGAAATTTTCGCTATCGTGGTTACCTTCTGCTATGTTCTTATTTAATTGAGAAGGATCTGTAGGTGCTTGCATTGCTGCTGCATCATCGTATTCTTCATCAGATGGTCCAGATACATATTTTACCATTGCATCTGATAGTTTATCTTCTAGTTCCGGTGTTGGAAGTGATACTTCATTCCCCTGAGTAATAATAAAGTCTGATAATTCTATATCTTCGTTACTTAAGTCTAAATGGATTGATTTTGTCTCTGGGTTTAGAGTAAATCTAAAAGTGTCTTGACCTTTCTCTTGACCGTATGTAACGTGAATATTGAATTTATCTACTCCAATTCCAGTTAATTTAATACCTTTTATCTCATCTCCTTGAGCTCTCAGAACTTTAATTAATGATTTAGCTACTTCTTTTCCTATAGCTGTAGATTCTTGAGTAGTATACTTTCTAGTCTCTTCTGTGATTTTTTCTTGAACTGCCATAGCTTGTTGTAGGTCCTGTTTGGCTACAGTCAGTTGATCTTGAGCAGCTTTCTTTTCTAAAGGAGTTTTCGCAACTTGATATTCTTTTGTTGCATCTTTCATCCTCTCTTGAGCTAGAGCAATGGCAGATTTCTTAGCTTGAGCTTCTGCAGGTGTCATCTCTTCTACTAATTTCATTAATTTTTTCATATTCTGATTATCTAAAGATAAGTAATTACATTTATATATACAAATAAATAGTAAGATTTTTTACTGACAGTGGTAATTTAAGTACCTCTGTAATGCTTTTGCATAGTGAGTTCCTTTATCTTCAAGCCCTGCTTTAGCTGCTCTTACCTTTGAACATGAAAGCTTCCCTAACCTTTTTTTTAAAATACCCGGCTCTACAGGATCATGTTCTCCTTCTTCTATTTTTGATAAATCATCGTAGTAAGTTGGATTTTCATAAACGTGATCAAAGGCTATTTCCATAGCAATATCTAAATCTGTTGTATGTTCAGATTCTGTTTTTACTCCTTTAAGTATTTGTTTTATAATTTGATCAAGAGGAAGTTTATGCATTGTAGCTAAGTCTCCTATAGTAGCGTATTGAGCAAGTCCCCCTGGTATGTTATTAGGAGCTTGTGTTGAAGCGTCTAAAGCTTCTTTAACTATTTGTCTTAGCTGACTTTTTTTCATTTTC